GTGCCATTTTTTATCTTTGCCCCAATATCTTCCATTACTTCCATTAATTAGATCCCAACAAGTAATAGCAGGATAGTAACTGAAGCAATTCCAAAGCTCCAACTCATCAAGTCGCATCCTAGGAACCTCTTTTGCGTCATAACCTTTTTGAATGAACGCAGAGATTGGCAGACGGTAGAATACAGCACCGTTTTCCATAATTGCATGAAAGAGTATAGCGCTCCCCGCAATCGATGACATGCCAAATATAATGCAGTCTTCCACTTCTCCATGGTGTTCTTTAAGATCATAGAGATATTCTCTCCGGATCTGTGAATACAGCACGGGAATGTTTGCATTTAGATAGGCCATGCATAAATTATTTTATTAAAGCGATTATTGCAATAACAACGATGACTATAATAACAGATTTCTGTTTATTAGCCCTAGCCCATGTTATTACTTTTTTTATATGGTCCATAGTTTTCTCCTTGTTTATTTTATTGTACCCCAACTTTTACCCTTTTTATAGTTAACTTTGTTTTTAACTTCAAGAATAATAGCCTTTTCCATTGTTTCCTTTACTATTGCAGCTTGATTAGTATCATTTTTTATAGATAGACACAACTCATCATGTATTTGTATCTGTGGTAAAATTCCTTTTTCATATAAATCTACCATAGCTTTCTTTGTCATGTCAGCTGCACCACCTTGAATTAGTCTGTTTAAAGCTTTGTAGGTAAACGCGGATTTGTAATAACTGTTAAAGTCCTTCATATAATTATCAGCAATATGATCTTTAAATTTCTCTAACAGTTCAGCTTTAAATGCTGTCTCTGCATCTTTTTTTGTTAATATTGGGACCGGTTCATATCTGTTAATTGTATTATTCCATTCTCTATTCCGTGTTTCCCATTTATTAAATCTACAGAATCTATCCCCCAGTGTAAATAGTAATTTATGTTCTTCTGCGAACTCAATTAAATTTTGAGATAGTTGTCTTACGAAAGGTACTGTGGCATGATAGGTAGCAAATAATTCATCTGCTTGTTCTCTAGTAAGGTCTAATTCTTTTTGTAATTTTATTTTACCCATCCCATAAAATAAGCCCAGGTTAATGGTCTTGGCCGTGATCCGTGGTATTTTAGCCATGTTGGCTACTATCTGATGAAAGTCTGCCTTGTCCTTGTTAAATTCATCTTTTAATGTGTCTGTTCCGGGTAAGCCTAACTTTAATGCGTAATGCACCACGATTCGTGGCTCCTGTTGTGAGTAATCAAATGATCCCCACGTACATCCTTCATCAGGTATAAAAAGTTCTCTCATCCATTTACCAACTCCACCTTTTGCTGGAATCTGTTGTAGGTTAGGATTAGACATAGAAAATCTTCCTGTAACCGTTCCACCTTGATCTGATCTAATCTGGTTTATATCTGCATGGATTCTACCCTTATGTACAAATTCTAATAAACCTTCAATAAAAGTATTCTTAGCTTTATCACATTCTCTTGCTTTTAAAATCATATGCAAGAAACGATTCTTGTGAGTCTTTAAATAATCTTTTGGTAATTTAGGTAGGGTAGATTTAACTAATTCTGTTTTAACTTTACCAGTTTCTTTATCAATAATAGGTTTACCTTTTTTATCTTTAAGTTTTTTAGTTCTATCTTTTGTTTTTTGGTAGTCAGTTATTTTCTGATGCTCTAATAATTTTTTAATAGAAGAAGCCGCCCATATCTGTACATCAATCTTAGTATGTTTTTTAATAATTTTAAGTAAATTATTTTTACGTTTATCCAGCCATTTTCCAAGAATCTTCGCTTTTTCGACATCTATTTTAACTCCCTTGAATTTCATGTCAACAAGACAAGGAAATAATTTAGTTTCTAATTGAAATATTCTTCTACATGTTTTTAATTCTTTACTTCCATCCTCCTTGTCTTTTGTGTATAATACTTTGTCCAAATATTTTGTGTCAAATAAGTCCCACAGCTTTAAAGTTAAATTTACATCTTGTTCTGCATAATCTTTTACTAAGTGATACGGAAGTTTGTGCATGCTAGTCATCGGATCTTTTATAGTTCCATTAGACCAGTCTAAAACTTTAGCTGTTAAATCATATTTGTATTTAGATTCTTTTAAATAATCTTTACTAATTGAATCCAAAGAATATTTCATTCTTGTTTCGTCAATTACAGAAGCTGCGATCATGGTGTCGAGTAAGGGTCCTTGTGGCATCTCTCCAGTTGCCGATCTAATCCAACATACGTCGTACATGGCGTTGTGAAAAACCTTGCGTAAACTCTTGTTTTTAAACACTTTTTCGTTCAAATAGTCCCATGTTTCTTTAGTGTTTAAATTATCGGTCATGTTATGTGCAATAGGAAAATAGAGAGACTTCTTCTTGGTAGCAATTGCTATGCCGCAAACAAAACCATCTTTTCTAACCGCCCCTAATCCTTTTGTTTTTAAATTAGGATCATAGGTTTCTAAGTCAATTGCAACGGTATCTATACCTGTTAAATCTAGATCAGTGAGCTGTGGAACTTCACACATTATTTTTCTTCCATTTGTTGTAGCCTTTAACCCATTCGTTGGATTTCCGTTCTTTCGTTTGTCTTCTTGATTCTTTATAAGATTCTTCTAATTCTTTTTTCTCTTTCTCAGCTTCTTCTAAGAAATCTTTAGGGTAATCTCTATCGATTGCCATTTGACAGTAGTGAATAGCTTTTTCCAAATCTTGCTTTTGTCCTTTCTGTTTGTGTCTGCACAAATATTTTATAGCGTTTCCTTCTGCGAAAGGCAAATTATTTTTGTTTATAAACTCTGAAGGTTGAATCTTCATCGATTGATAGTGGTCTCCACCTATTTGTTTTTTATATACGTCGCTCATATTCCTAAATGTAGATATATCCATAACGCTGTGAATAAAGCCACTGTTATTAAATCCATTTTAGCTGTCATATTTATCTTCTCCCTAATGTTGTTTTATATTTTCCTGGGCTTTTTGCTAAAGTCCAATAGTCAAAGACTCCTCTACTGTAGGCTGTGTATGCTAGTCTGCATTGAGTAAACCAATCTTTTTCTCTTCGTGTTAGGGTATGGTCTACAATAACATTATCAAATGTTAGGCCTTTGACTTCATGAATGTTTCCATATTTAATTTGAATCTTTTTATCAAAATCAAACCCTTTTGATAAAACTTTTTTAATATAAAGTAATTTTTCTTTTGTAGTTTTAGAAGGAACCCTGACTAAATCAAAATCGTTATATTGTTTAGCGTCCTCTTTAAGAACTTTTTTTTGTATTAATTCATCAATTGTGTAATCTTTGTTAACCCACTCCTCAAAATTTAATACTTCTCCTTTTTTTAATTTAACTTTAACTTTACTTCCTGCATACTCACAGAAATGTTTTACCTGAGTACGGCTCATTGGTATACCTCTTATAAAATCGGGCCATAGATGATGAGCTCTTAGTTCTTTTTTAGATACATGAGCTGAATTTTTAACATGGGCATACTCTAATCCGTGTCTATCAAAAAATTCGGTACACCTAGTATCTCCTGGCGTTCCTCTATATGTAAATAAAAATGTTTGATTAGTATTTTTTATTTTATCTAATAAAATATCTAAATGGCTAGAACCTTCGAAGTTAGCTAAATAATAGCCGTTGCCTTTAATAACTTCCCCTATATGGCCCATATTATGCTTCTCAGTGTACCTAGCCGGTGTCCATACTCTATGAGACCCATAATGATTCCAAATATCTAAAATAATTTCTTTGCATTTTTTATTTATAGTTTCACTGCATCTTAATCCCTCTGTTAATTCATGATAAGGATTTGCTGCAAGTTCATGAAAATATCTTGCATCTGATCCCGCATATTCAAATAAGGTTTGATCCGCATCGCCCACTAAATAGTAATGGCCTTCTTTTACATTGGTGGCCATTTTTTCAATAGCTTTGGTTTGAGGAACATTACTATCCTGACATTCATCTATAATGACTGCATCAATGTCTGGATCTTTTGCATCATCCTCCATTTTTTTAGTTTTTTCATTATATGTTTGTTTTATAAAGTCTTCAATCATATCTGTGTAATCACATTTAGTATTATCTTTTTTGTATTTTTCATATATTGGAA